CAAGAAAGTTCACGGATGATAGCACGAACCTTGTTAGCGTACAAACCGCTGGACAAGATGTTGAAAGCCTTAGCACTATTGCGAATACGGAACTCACCAATCTCACCGACATTGGAGACGATAGCTTCGTTTTGGGGTGCTGAGTTGATAATCATTTGATTCCTTTTTCTGATTCAATACAAGTATTATATACGATTTTGGATTTATTGTCAACCAAAATATGAAAGAATTTTTGACAAGATTGGTACACCGAATGTCATCGTGAACATGATTACCCAGAATATCTTCCGGTCACGGTAATACTTTTTGTTGTGTTTTTCTACGTCAATCATGTTAGTCTTTGTAAGCAATGACACGAACGTAAGTGGTCATAAACAGTTTGGAACCAAACATGTTTGCTTTGCAAAACAGTTTAGGAACTGACTTAGTAAACCCGGCTTCTTCAAAGAAGTCACGTGCTTGGTGAATCACTTCATCAGCATCATCAGGGTTTACTGGGAACACAACTGAGCGGCGGGCTTTGTCATATTCGCTAGTCTTTTCAGTATATGTGTGAGAAGGGCGATTGACTCCGGCTGCTTCAAAAGCAAGTTTCAACAAAGAACGGGCGTCAGTAGTAGATGCAAACATTTCGATTCCTTTTCTTAACTGTCTATGAGATATATTATATACCCAAAGCCATTTATTGTCAACCGAAATGTTGTAGTACGAAAGTAGTACTTTTAGTGTAACTTTTTCGGGGTGTTGTATTCAGACGGAAGTTGGTCGAAAATCTCTTCCAATTCCTCATCGGTCATTTCATCGAGGGCATCTTCTAATGAAATAGCATTTTCAACGAGTTCACCGCTATCAGCCATTTCCTGAATCTTTGCTATCAATTCATCAAGTTCTTCCTGTGTACCATCGAACTGGTCGAAACAACCAGGGGCAAATTCAATCTTCATTTTTTTATCGGTCATTTTGAATCTCTCAATTTATTGAACAAGTTTGCTTTATCGTCAAGGTATTTGACGAAGGAAATCTGGTCACGCCATTTAGCAAGTCTTGCCGCAAATCTTTCATTCCAACGAAGGAAGTCATCACGGAACCAGAATGGATTCACGATTGCTAACAGTAACGTTACTAACAATGGTAACGCACAGAAAAAAGTTACAATATAAAATACAGTTTTGTATTTCGCCATAGGGCTTAGTTTCATTTTGTCCACTCCAATACTACATCATTTTCTTCAAGGGGCTGAGTAACTTTCCAACTGTTTGTGTTTACAATTACTCGGTCCCAGCCATTCATCTTCATGTTACTGATAAGAATTTGTTCATCTGGGTTATTCTCTAAGATGATAAAATCCAAGTGACGAATTGTACCACCTAGGTAATACATACCTGAACTGTCAGATAACCTACTATCTAATTCATCATCCTTGCGACTGCGGGTGATGAATCTAAAACCAAACGGTGTAGCACGGTGTCGTTCTTTGATAGTACGAGCCAACTCCTTAGCCTTCTCTACATCCCAACTATCAATTTCTTGCTCAGTCATTTCCGAAACAAAAGTTCCGGGACTATAAAACACTACAAAATGCTTTTTCATATTACTCTTCCCAAACATCATCAATCGGCCACTTTACACGACTTGTACTACGAATCGTCACACTTTTAGAACTGTTCTTTTTGGGAACTGGGATTCCTAAAACTCGTTTTTCATCATCGCTAAGTTTAGCCAATGCTTCTTTTTTCACTTGTGCCCGACGTTCTTTTTCAAGTTGTGCTTCTCGTGCTTTGCGGTCATCTTCTTGGTGCTTCTCCCACCATTCACGGACTTCGTCATCTTTCAATACGAGAAAATCACCGTATCCTGATTTTACTAGTTCCTCCATTGCTTTGCAAGCGATGCGGGCTAAACGGTCACATTCTTGTTTAAGTTTTTTAACTTCTCGGTCGTTACTGGAATTAGCCCAGTTTGTATCATAACTCATGCAAGGCATTTTCTTTCTCCTTATTTCATGTTAGTAGAACTACCATCAACACGAACACCACGTTCTTTACCATCAACTTCGCGGGTCACATAGTAGTGCCATTTTGTTTCAACTTCAATACCCATCTTGGCGAGGACTTCTTCTAGCAAATCAGCACGGTCAAGTTTGACACCTTTGTTCTCAACTTTGACACCATCAATGTATGCGTCATAGTCACCCCAGGGACCTTTTTCAAGTGTGATTTTAGAAGCAATCACTGGGGTCAACACTTTGCCATAACCTTCGGGTAACTTGAGTTCAGACATTTTCAACTCCTGTTTTCTTACTGTATGACTATATTATATGCCCAAAATCATTTTTCGTCAAGTATTTTTTTGAAAATAGGACGTACACGATTGTATACTTTTAGTTTCAAATATTCCAGCTCATCGTAAGTTTTAGGACGATTCTTCATTGTAGGCAAGTAGGACTCAAAATACGCAACTGCGGCATGATGTGAGTTGGTGTATGCTCTGCTAGAACTTTTAGACTTGGTGCCGCTAGGAAAGGTAATATGAGAAACAATGCGAATGCTTTTCTTAACCTCAACTTTAAGTTTTACTGACATTGTGTTCCTTACAGTTTTAATTTAGCCCACATCTCCGTCTTTTCCAAATCTGCTTGGAATTCAGGATACACTTCATCTAAGTGTCGTTGGTCAATCTCGTCATAGCCGTTGTTAAGTTTCTTTCTAACAAGGGTGTCAGCTTCATGTGACTTACATTCTGAAAGTTTTGTTTGAAGTTTTGCGCCTCTGCGACCCCAGAAGGTTAAGTACTTACCATTGTGGTAATATGACTCGGGTTGTTCTAATTGAATCATACCCCACACTTTGTCATGCTTGCCTTCTCTGCACCATAGAATTTGTTTGTGGCTCATAATTACCTCTTCAATAAATCCCAATCAAGACCATTCCAAGGTAAGAAATTAATCCAACCACCTTCGTCTCGTGCCATTTCTGACCACTCGCCTTCGCTGTCACGATATACAACACGAATACCTACACCGTGACCATGATAGTATTGACACCATTCAAAAACTCTTTCAGCATCGTTGGTGACACTCATGCCACCAAGATTCAAGTCAAGAATAAAAAGAACACCTGCTTTTTCTTCAATAACGGCAAAGTCACTTTGTCTCATGGCTCAATCCATCCATCACGGCTGTCGTTATAAATTTCATCCTGTGTAAACTGTCCACCTGAACGGTCGGGGTTTTGTTCCCAACTCATTAGCGAATATTGTTGGCAACATTGTTCTACATCAAAGAGGATAACTTTAAGTTCGTTAATGTTGATTTGAAGAAACTTATAAGTGGTACTTAGCGCCAATGCTTCACCTGAAGGAACAGACATTGCGTTGACTTTATCGAGTTCAGCAAGATACTTTTCCTTGCCCTCGATTGTCTTTTTCAAATTGTCACGTACAGTATAGATATTCATTTTACAATCTCCACACGACCTTCGTCAATGAATTTGTCCCATGCTATGCAGTTGAATCCGTTACTAAAACTTTTGTAAGGTGTACCGTCTTTTTTGATTTTCTCAAAAAAGTAACTTTGACGGCGAGGATCTTCTTTGTCTTTGCCATAACAGAAGGGAGCCCAAATGTTTTTGACACGATACAAACCAGTCTTCCAGGCATCCTTTTTGTAGAGACCGGGTTTCATTTCTTTCAGTTTACAAACATCACCGACTTTAAGTTTGAAATTCATTGTGCGCCTTTCAGATAGCGCCAGCCTAATCGTGCGCCATGATAATAAAACAATTTACCATACCAGTTTTGAAACTGACCCATTGGTTGTTCTAAACGTTGTTTGTCGCTGATATACATTATTTGACTCCAAATGTGTTCAATGCGGGTTGCAATGTGTTAATCAATTCTGTTTCACGTGCGTGAGCGGGACGCTTGCCTCGCACAACTTCAACGACACCGAAAACAAAACGCTCGGCGCCATGTTCACGCAAAGCACGTGACAAACCCCAGTTTTTGTTTTCAGTCATGGCACGTTGCATGTGTTTTTGCATACGACGGCGCAAAGTCTTGAAAACGTTACCCTTGAACGAAAGAGCGGTCAAACCGATGTAGTACTCAAGTGTTACTGTATCTTGGATAAAGTAAATGACTTGATTTCGGTCTGTTCTACGTTTGCGGTTGATTTTCGAGTTCATAAGTGTATTATATACCCAAAATGAATTATCGTCAACCGAAATTTTGTAACACTTTAGTTACATATTCGTCACTCGAATCACCCAAGTCCTTTTCGTCACAATAAAGTACTACATCACCGAACTTGGCTAACTTGCGACCCGCAGTATCATTGTCGCAAACGGCTACTACTTTTCTATTAAGACAAGTAAGCCAGTTACGTAAGTCGGGACTAGGGTTATTAGATAGCACCGCTAACGCACTATATCCACGCTCAGTGAGTCGGGCGGCATCGAATAGACCCTCGCACACAAACACAACGTGGGGGCTTAAATCCAGGCTTTCAACGCCCCAGACCGCTAGTGTAGGCTGCTTTCGGTATGTGAAATACTTTCCCAGCTTAGGATTGTTGTTGGGCTTCTTGTCACCTTCAGGGCGATACTGTTGATAACCACAGAGTTGACCACTGAGGTTATATAAGTAAAAAGTAGCAACACGCTCAACTTCATCGACCATTGGACGATGTAAGTTTACATCAAGGTGTCGACTTTTGAGGTGTTCTAATACTGTGTTCATGCCTCAATTATAAACCCAAACTGATTATTAGTCAAGTTTGGGTTTAATACTTTATAGTTCTAAACGGGCTTTGATTTCCATATAGAATGTTTGATACTTTGCAATTCGTGCAATGTCTTTTTCAGTCACACCCTTCAGTCTGCGAATGTCGGTGTTGTGACGCAAATCAGCCATCTTCACACGCATAGCATCCTCGTTACTAAACACACCTTCTTTGTATTCTTCGTAAGTTTGACCGGGTTGCTTAGTCAAACAACGAATACCAACAATCACACGTTCACTGATACCAGCATCACGTAAGTCTTTGTAAGTAACACTGGTATCTTCGATAACGTCATGACCGAGAGCCATGCACATCAGTTCCTCGTCATCGGTTTTTAGATAGTGCATCACTTTGAGTGGGTGCAAAATGTAGGGGTTGCCACCTTTATCAAATTGCCCATGATGCCCATTGACAGCAATATGTAGCATTTTGTCTAACATTTCACCTTTTCTCATACCTCTTACTCCTTCTATCTACTGTAATTACAGTATAACGGATTTGGGATATTTTGTCAAGCCTTGTTGTATAATTGCAACGCTTGGGAAAACACTGAACCTTCTTTCAACTTTACATCAACTTCCCAAGGTAGATTCACATAGTCATCATACGAAAAGTTTTCAGGGGTTATATCTGTATACTTTACTCCATGCCAGGTACAAACACCATGTCTATCAATTTTAAGATAGCCCTTGAACTTTTGATGAACGTGTATCAATTCGTGTGTCAATACTCTAGGCACATCTTGTAGTGGCAAGTTCATATTGATTGCCAGTCTATTCATCCTAACTCTATCAATGCCGCCGTGTACATTCTTGTCCATGTGTTGTAAGCAGACTTCAATGTTCTCGGGTAGTTCAATAACTTGTGCAACAAGTTTGGCAAAAGAGGATATGATTACCTCATAATCCTCTTGCCTCGGGGTCTTGTTGTAAAAGATTTGAACGTTCATTTACGAAGGTATTCGTAATTAACTGTATCAGAATTTTCACGGAAGATGAAAGCACCGTTCTTCAAATGAAAACGCTTAGCCATTTCAGTCTTTGGACTTAAGGTGACAAAACGATTGACCGAAGGATGACGTTGCTTGATTTCTTCTACTGCTTTAACTAACAACTCTCTGCCAGCGCCTGGTTTGTAACTCCAAATAGTGTAGAACACTGCGGTAGTGGGCATTTCAGTAACTTTGTCTAAATCTTCAACAGATTCAGGAACAAAGTCATGGAACGAAACACAAACCATTGCTTGTGGTTTGTCTTCTTCTTCAAGTGCTACTACTGTGCGTCCGTTACTAACACGGAACTCAGCAGGGATATCAGGACGTACAGGATCGTCTTTGATGAATTGTAATAATTGGTGGATGGGATTGGTGATGAATGTCAACATGGCTCGCTACTCTTAAAACAGTATTTATGCCAGGCTGCAATAAAGTCGTATATTATGCGTTACGGATTTTCTTCAACGATGCCTCAACAAGATTTTGTCTTTGTTGTTTTGTTTTAGCACCTAACACAGTAATGTTATACAACTTTTCATTAGAAATCACAAGCATTGTAATACAAAAGCCGGCTGCTCTTGTAAATCCTGTTTTTATTGTAACGATACCATCTTTACCGAAGTAACTACTTGTTGGATGTGCTGTAATCTTGCGCTCACCTTCACGTGTTACCTTGTGACGATTCTTGTCTTTCTTTACAGTCTTTACACCTTCAGCATTAGCACTAACTTCTTTCTGAGTCTTTGCGGCTTCTTGTACAATCTTAAACTCACTAACTGCTTGTGTCAACATAACAATGTCCTTGACACTTGAATAGTTCATTGGACTTAATCCTGTTGGTTCAGTAAAGCCAGTGTGAAACATGTTCAATTCATCAGCATTTTTGTTCATTTGATAAACAAAATAACTCATGCCACCCGGATAGTTCTCACCCAATGTAATAGCGGCAATGTTATCTGAACTAACCAAAGCCAAGTCAATTAGTTCTCTGCGAGTTAAACGCATACCTTTTTGCAACTTGGTGTTAGGGGTACGTTGACTACGTACAGTAAGTTTTTCATCCAAGTCTTGATTGGTGCGTAATACCGTGTATACAGTCATTAATTTACTGATACTGGCAATAGATACTTCTTTGTCATCTAAGCTACCTTGCAGTACAGTTTTGTTTGTAATGTCATACACCACTGTACTTGGTTTCGCAAAAGCTAAAACAGGTAGTAGAAGCAACGTTATAAAAAATTTGCTCATTAGATATTTATTATATCTAAAACCAGTATCAAAGTCTATTGTATAGGTCAAATAGCCACAAAAAAGGGGACCGAAGTCCCCTAAATGTCACATCGCTTCAAAAGCTCCGTTACTAGCAAAGTTGCCGTTTTTAAATCCTACATGTCCACCTTGCTCTGTGATTCGTTTCAGAACATCCTCAAACAGAATCGGGGCAAAGTCGATACATTCGACACTTGCGTTAAAGTATCGAGGATCAATCTTACCTTCATGATCCAGCACACGATTGGCATGCAGATGACCATGAATGTTAGCGCCAAATCGTTCCAGACTGAAGGGATGCACGGGTACGTGAGACATAATCATACCATTCAGGACATGATACGCTCTAATGTCACGAAAGTGTGCTGTATATTCTTCCAGTTTGAAAATGTCGTGGTTACCTTTAATCAGAACTTTGTCACCATTCAGGCGACTCAGAGTTTGCAGGTGTCTCTTTGCGATAACTACATCACCCAGGTGATATACTTTATCATTTGGGCGGACTCTTTCGTTCCACACTTTAACCATGTGTTCATCACATTCCTCAGCACAACTAAATGGTCGCAGAGGGCTACCGTCTTGGCGCTTGAATTTTGTACATGCGTTCTCATGTCCAAAGTGGGTATCACTAATAATAAACGTTGCTGGCATATTAGCCTCCTACTCGTTCTTTCTTTACACGACCGATACGTGATGCCTTGTTCCAATCGTAAGCAACACCGTCTGGGCACTTACCATCACGAACACTATCAACACCAAATCGACCAACTACTTCAAAGGACTCGCCCTTGATTGTTACAAACTCGTTCAATGTCTTAGCATACGCCATAGCTTCATTCAACGAATCCAATTCTTTTTCTACGACACCGTAGATTACTTTAAACTTTAAACTCACTTCTACTAATCCTTTTCAACTTATATTTTTCTTCTAATTCAATATGACCTTTAAGGGCTTCCTCTTGTGTCTTGTATCGTTTCAGCACATCGCTCTCGCCATTCGCATAAAAGATACAACTTTCATAAGGTGTATCTTCATACACTTCACGGTTCAATTCAACTGTGCTTAATGACACATCAGCAGGATACATCCACACATGGTCATCACTACAAATTTGCCAACGCTTTGCCATAAAACTATTATATGTCACCATCACGTTCCTTACATGTTTTAGGGATGATGAGTCCGGATTCCAACTCAATACCGTTGATTGTGTGAGGCTCATTTTCGTCATAAGTCCATCCCAACGCTTTCATCATTTTGTGTTTAACCAAGAGATTAGGGCTACGGAATACTTCTGTATCTTCGAAACCCAACATCACACCAACTTCACAAACTGCGCCACTGCGACACACGCCAGCCACACAATGAACAATAACATTCATACGTTGTCCGTATGCTTTCAACAACAAGTCAACCAACTGTTGTGCCTGTGCATCAGTAATTTTGAATTCCTCAGCACTTGGTAAGTCATCCTTCTCTAAGTCTAAGAACTCAAACTTATGAACTTCTTTAAACTGATACAAGGGAGTTGGGAACTCCATACATGGGTCAACGATTTGAATCAACATGGCATTGTCACCTGGGTTGATGTGAAAACCTTTTTGAATATCACTCAATGCTACGTTTTGAATCCACATACTGTTATCCTGTAAAAACTGTGTTGTCACGACCTTTCAACACACCTGTTGCTATTAGAAAATGTTCTCGCTTGGTATTATTATAACACAAAACAAGACCTTTTTCACGAAAATTCCAACTATCAATTACGACTACATAATCATTACCTAGTTGTTCAAGTGTTCTGATTGGGAAAGTCATCTTCATCTACCTTTTCTAACTTTGTCTCGGGGACAATTCTTAAACAACCTTGTGTTCTATCACCTTCTTTTTCAGTCACAACTCTTGAGGGACCATCGCCGGGTTGCGGGACACAAGAACCAGCATCATACCAGTATGTGCCTGCCTTCATGTCAAAGTGATTTTGAGTTAGTCTAAATTTTGTCATTGTCTTTGGTGCCCTTGACAGGACTCGAACCTGCAGAACCTAGTCTCTCAAACTAGTGCCTATACCAATTCGGCTACAAGGGCTTTTTGTTTCAATGATGTATTATAACGGATTTGGGAATTAATGTCAAGCGCAAAAAGAAGCACCCTAGTTGCGCTATACATAATAAGAAAGTATTAATAATATAGATAAGATAAAGAACAATAATAAATTTGCGATGTTTATCTAGGGTGCTTTTGGAAGTACATTGCTTTTTCAAAAACAGAGCCTGTCTTATCGGCAGGGTGTGCAATATACTTTCAAAAGCGTTCTACCACTAGGTAGTAGAATCAAGGGGCAAATTTAAAAACCCCTGAGGTTTCAGTAGGATGCCAATCTTTGTTACTATCCAAGTCAAAATAACTGTCGTCACTATTCTTAACGCAATCTGCCTTCACTAGAATATCGATATCCATGTATAGTTTACTGATGAGATTGAATACATTTAAGTACCCTAAGGGTCTATCACGTACACATATATCCCATGCACATCCACACATGTATATCTTAGCCACATCATTGGTTGTCAAAAACAATCTCAATGATTCAATGTCCAACATTTCAACCTGATGCTTTTTAACTCTTAAAAGTTCAGGTGAAGTGTTTTTTCCATCATATGATGCTATAATAATAGTCTGTATATTTTTTGAAGTTACAAACCTTTTGATGTTCCAATACACCTGTCTACTACAGAAGAAATAGAACATTAATCTTGATAGTAGAGTTTTTGGTTTATCTTCCCAGCAATCAATCAGAATAGCAACGTTCATACAATGAATTTAAATAAAGTGTTCTATCACCTCTCACCACAAGAGTCATAGAACCGAGCTGTTACTCTGTCCACGTATTGTATTTATATGGAAGCTGTTAGCGTTCAGCTCCTAAGATTGTTTCCGTTTCCCAGTCGCGGGGCGTGAGGTCAAGTTCTTACGTACCTGGCAGTTTCTATGGTGATTGCCACCACCCCCTTTGTATAACGGGCAAGGGCGCCCGGGTGATTTTAAGCCAAGTCGTAACGAGGCTTCATTACGGTCTTCAACATGATTGCTTCTGGGGTGAAGTCATCCATGTTACCGCCCATGATACCACCAGCAACAGCAGGGCTGAAGCCAGAGACTAGAGCAGTACCCTTCTTGTCAAACTTGACAGGAGTGTTACCGTAAGCGGCATTCAAGTTCCAGAACACAACTTGAGGAACAGTGTAACCTGCTTCCTTGTACTTGCGTTCAATCATTTCGATTGCAGATTCGTCTCGGTCTACACCTTGGTCGAATTGCATGTCTGAAAAGATTACCAATGTTTCAGGCATTTCTGCTTGAGGAACATTGTTCTTAACTGCAACGTCCAAAATCAATTCAAACGCCTTGTGCAAGTTAGTGTTAGCTACCTCACCAGTGTTCATTTGGTTAATCTTGTCGTTGATGTTACCAGTTAGGTTCACCAACTTAGGACGGTTGCTGAAAGTCAAGAATGTGTCCTTGAACTTACCAGTGTTCTTGTCAGCAAAGTACAAGCCCAAAGAGATTGCAACATCCAAGCAGGTCAAGCCTGACTTAGAGTTGTAACCACCTGCTGGACAAGTCATTGAACCTGACGAGTCAACCATTGGCAACACGTTAGCGTCACCAACATAGTTAGGCAATGCGTTCCATTGCGCTTCCACAACATCCAACTCAGTCTTAGACATAGAGTTGTAACGACCGATGCGACCCTTAAGGACATCATACGGGAAGATTGCGGATGCGTTGATTTTAACGCCTGCTTCACCCTTCACCAACTTAGAAACGTATTCAGCGTATGTTTGACCATGACGACCGAATGCCTTCTTGTATCGTGCGTGAGCAACTGAAGGGACATGTGAGAAGTTGATGTTATCCCAGTCGTTGGCACACATTTGTGTTTCAACAACGTTGGTCATACCAACTAGAGTCTTACGGTATTGCTTTGGAGTCATACCGAAGAATTCGCGGATTTCACGTGCAAGGTTACCCTTACGTGGAGTCCACTTAGCTGCCAAGCCATTACCGGAACGCAATGCGTCACCGAGAATGTTGAAGGCTTCCCACTTTAGTTTTGGGTCGGTGAAAACGAACAAGTCGTCAAATCGACCAACCTCTGGAATCTTCTTCATCAAACGCAAAGCATCTTCTGGAGAAGTCTTTTCCAAGTGACGCAAAACTGAACGGAACAATTCACGTTCGCCTGAGCCACCACGAACGTCACGTGCCCATTGAGCAATACGCAACGCCAAATCGGAGTTCTCTACGAAAGCCGCAGTGAAAGCAGGGACAATGTCCTTACCTCGGCTGGCACCAATGTTATAGAACAAATCAACGCAAGCGTTTGCGCTGGATGCTCGTGCCTTCATACCATTAGCGGTACGGGCTTCTTGGTTCTTAATAGCGTCTACAAACTTCATAGTTTCTCCTTTCTGTGTGTATATGAAGCAGGATACATTTTTTGCTCTTAATATGAAAAAGAAAAAAATTGCTGTTAGTATCCTAATAAAATCTTATTGTACTACAATAACGAATTATTGTCAAGTAACTGGATGTTCGGGACGTAATTTATTTTTAGGGTCACCCGTCGATATCCCATGACCTTAGCTAACACGTTCACTGTTAGACTGCATATCCCATGTTCTACGGGAGACTATCTAGTATTCTACTAGCACTATTTCGCCTACCTTGCGGATACGAACATTTCGTTAATATTGTTACTTGCTGAACACATCCAAAATTAACAGGTTAGCTTTTGACTGCTTTTATTTTACTCAGGCCATCACTCTGAGCTTGTTAGTCTATTTCAATAGCGACCTTCAACGATTCCTAGCTGTTACACTAGTTCACTCCAACCAACTACCATAGGGTCTAACGATTCATAGTTAATGTATGAATTGCTGTAACTAACCTTATCTCAAACTCAATACAAGTATTATAGCACCGTTTTAATTGTTCTACAATACATTTTGGGCAACTAAATACTTTATGACTTTATATGAAGAACTCGGCTTACAACCTAACTGTACAATGGATCAAATCAAGCTAAAGTATAGAATACTAGCTGGTATCCATCATCCAGATAAGGGAGGAGACGAAGAACGTTTTAAACGTATAAAGTTTGCGTATGAAGTTTTAAGTGATCCTGCACGCCGTAGACAATACGATGAAAACAAGAGCACCGAAGAACCCACTGACCAAAACAAAGAAGCAATCTCTAATTTAGCAGAGGTCTTCTTTGCTATCATTCCCAACTTTGATTGTTTAGGTGGCAACTTAATCGAAGCCATGAAAAACGAAATCAATAGAGTTAAGGCAGTTGCGTTCAAAAGCCTTGTTGAGAATGACAAATACATTTCTAATTTGGAAATTGTTAAGAGTAAACTCAAGATGAAGAATCCTGAAAAGGAAAATATCATTCTATCATTTATCGAAACACAATTAGAAACAAGAATGCGAGATAAGATCCTTTATGAAAAAAGAATCTCAATCTCTGATTTGATGTTATCCATACTAGATGATTATCAATATGGATTCATGGAACTAATCAACGAAGTTTCAGTTCTTATGGAAACCGAAACCAAAACTCAGTAACAATACGTTCGGCATCTTCATGCCAAATAGTTACTGTAGTTTCTATATTATCTTCATCATCCCAACCATCATCATCATTTGTTGACGGAGTAGCAATAAAGTACTCGTCTGATGGGATTCGTTCACGTAACCAATTAGAACGAGCATGTCGCTCGTTAAAGTCACGCAATGAAGTTGTGTATTTGATTTGTGCCATATGTTCTTGGCGGAAGCGGTGAGATTCGAACTCACGGTACTCGTAAAAGTACGACGGTTTTCAAGACCGTTGCGTTAAACCACTCTGCCACGCTTCCTCGAAAAACTAAACTATTGGTGGAGGTGACAGGACTTGAACCCGCTACCTTCTGAATGCAAATCAGACGCTCTCCCAGGTGAGCTACACCCCCATTATTCTTAACGGAATTTTTCTTTCTTTGAATCAGTAGAGTCTGAATCACGTACTTTCTTTAAGTACTCACGACCTACTAATCCTTCTTCAATCTCACGCAATGCTGTGAGGCTCTTGCCATATTTAGTATCTAATTTAGGCTTATGACCTTTATGTAATTCTCTGATACGTGCTGACGCAATGAGAATCAAATCATAACGATTGCCTACTGCTTGAGCAGCCTTTTCACTTGAAATACGTGCCATGTTTTCTTTCGGTTGTTGTTAATCTTGGAGCGGGATATCAGAATCGAACTGATGACTTGAACTTGGAAGGATCTCGTTTTACCATTAAACTAATCCCGCATTAAATTTGGTACCTTGTGACGGTTTCGAACCGCCGACCCTCTCCGTGTAAAGGAGACGCTCTACCCCTGAGCTAACAAGGCATTAACTTTTTATTTATTCATCTTGTTTCTCGGCAATATATTCTGCTAACTTGAGTTGATATTCTTCTTCTGATAACCCATGCCAGCCAATACATTTACCATTTGGTGAACGACCACAGCCACATTTGCCAAAGTCTTCACCGTTGTCTTTAACTCTTACTTGCATCATTCCCCCAATCAATTTCCTTTTTAGGTTCTTCTGTCATATCTGGCAGAGGAGGGGGAACATATCTTTCTTTGACTTTCTTGCCAAAGATTTGTTCATGTCGATTCCCTAATTCTTCTAAGGGAATACTAAAAGGACGAGGACGTGAACCTTTACCAGCCATTACTGAGTCCTTTGAATCAAGTGATATCCGAATTGAGTTTGAACTGGCAAACTAACTTTACCAACTTCCAATCCGAATGCAGCATCTTCAAATGGCTTGACCATCATGCCTTTACCGAATGTACCCAAGTTGCCACCTTGTTGACCGCTTGGACACTTTGATAACTCTTTCGCTACTTGACTGAAATCTTCATTCAAATCAGTGATGCGCTCACGGGCAGTCATTGCTTCTGCTAACGTGGGTACAAGAATATGTCTTGCTGTTACTTGTGTTGTCATGTTGTTTCCTATTATGATTGGTCGGAGATGAGGGATTCGAACCCCCGACCCTCTGGTCCCAAACCAGATGCGCTACCAGACTGCGCTAATCTCCGAATGTAAAACTAATCCCTCATAAAGAGGGATTAGATTAGTTGGATGCGGGTGACAGATTCGAACTGCCGATGCTCCGAGCTTATGAGACTGGAGTGGTGACCACCCTACCCGCTATAAATTTTAAATTATACTACTTCGTATCTTACTGACATGGTGTCAGCAACATTGAAAGAGTTTAACAAACCTGCTTCTCTGTCTGCAAAGATTTGCGCCCAGTATTGACCTGGTTCATACTTTGGAGTAGATAACGGTACTGTTTTGTATAATTTGTCGTTGATATAGATTTTAAGTTGCATAATAGTATCCTAATATCTATATTTATCATGTTTGGTGCGACCTCCCGGAATCGAACCGGGACGCTGTTAAGCGAGAGATTTTAAGTCTCTTGTGTCTACCTATTTCACCAAGGTCGCATTTACCATAATATAATATACTCCCAAGACTTGTCAATTCTTGTTACCTTGTAGTACACTCTTAACCACAGTTTCGAACCTGTGAAGCGTAGCACGTATCAGGGTAAACCTTTCGGTTTCAAACCCCCAACTCTCCGGGCAGGCTATGTCCCTCTATATGACTAGAAATATACTATACTATGGTGCCCTAGGTCGGACTCGAACCGACACGTATTTCTACGCCAGAACCTAAATCTGGTGCGTCTACCAATTTCGCCACCAGGGCAATCCAACTGTGACCTTACGCTAAGCCGTTGGCGCTT